AGGCAAAACAACAGACAGGGGTCTTTAGCTTGTTTACTATAGTTGCTGCTACGCATGCGTGGGCCGAGTTTACTAGTCAGAATCAGGTCTTTTGGAAAGATGCTGTGCTTGCCGTTGCTGGTGCATTCGCCCTAGCTTGGCTCGGCTTAAAGCTCATGTATGGAGCAGATGCGGAGTCAGGTGAGGTAGCTACAAGATCTAGAATGCCGACCAAGCAATTTCTTCGGCCAGTGGTGGTTAGAACTGAAGCTGGGCAACAAAATGATGATGGTATAATAAATAAAGTCTTGCGCAACCAAGTTTTCTTGGTAAATGAAGATAGTTATTGCGTAAATGGCTTATTTATTTGTGGTAGGATTATGATAACCGTAAAACATTTTATAAACAGTTCCAAACAGCTCTTTATTTATACACACAGGGCTACAGACGAGGCTGTCTATGAAATACATGTAGATAAGTGCAAGAAGATATCCGTGGAGGGAGCCGACTTAATTTTAATAGAAATGCCGGACCATATTCAACCCTATATTAATATAACGTCTATGCTACCGTCACAGGTATTTTCAAAAGACACGGCAGGATATGTGGTAAGGAGAAATAGTGCTATGGAAATTTTTATACGGGAGACAAACATTAAAAAGACGCACTTGATTTTAGATTATGAGCGTGATGACATGCGCCCAACAGTATGTCATATAGCTTATAATTGTCCTCATCAAGCCGGCGATTGCGGTAATCCGGTTATGGCTCATGAAGGCGGCTCTCTCAAGATAATTGGACTTCATAATAGCGGAAGTCCGGATAATGCAAATATGAGTTTTGCGATGGCTTTGAATAAAGGTGAAATCCTGAAGTTGCTGGTACAGTTTGCAGGTACATCGAAAATATCTCGCGAAGCAGATATGCCTCATGAGAAAGCAAAGCTGCAACTTGGGTATCGTGAAGGAATAAACAAAGCTCAGTTTGTGCTTGAATCAACAAATCACATAATGAGCTCTGGAAAAACGGAGCTAGTTGAGTCAGACATTTTTGATAAGGTACATGAACACACTATGGTGCCGGCGTTGCTTAGAAAGACAGGTGATATAGACCCTATGCAGAAGGCCTTGAATAAATATGGTCTTAGTACCAAACAGTTTGATGAGAACTTAACTGAGATGGCAATTGACGCATTGATTGAAGAGCTTATACCGCTAAAAACATCTGAGGATATAGATCGCGAACTAACTTTGCATGAATGTTTGAATGGAATACCGGGGCAGGTTGATTCAGTCGATCTCAGCACATCATCAGGTTACCCGTTTTCACTAGATCCTAAAACCAGAGGTCCAAAACGCTTGGTAATTGATGGGGAGCCTGGAAACTTGTCGCTAAATTCTGCTGCGCAACAACATTACGATGAGTGGGATTTAAAGATTAAGTCAGGTATTGTACCAAGTGATCCATTCTTAGCTACTTTAAAGGATGAGAAAAGGAAGATTGAAAAAGTGAAGCTTGGTAAGACTCGTGTGTTCTGTGCTGGATCAATAACATCATTTATGCATAATAAGAGGTGTTTTGGAGGATTTAATACTTTCTTTAAAAGAACGAGAGCGAGTACCTTCTCTACGCTTGGCATGAATCGGGCATCAATGGAATGGCACGCTATAATAACAAATTTTAAAAGCGTTAGTGATGTGGGTCTGGATGGAGATCAAGAAGAGTGGGACGGACGTTTCAAAGCAGGTATAGCAATTAAGTTAGCAAGATTTTTTGACGCTTATTATAAGAACAAAAACGTTGAGAGACTTGTGTTAATAATGCATGCCGTCTTTCCCTATTTGAGAATTACATGGCCTTTCGAGAAAGATTTGGAGACGGTTGTTTTAGAAATACCAGGTTGCATGCCGTCTGGATGGTATTTAACATTTGTTGTGAACTCACTTGTTAATGCAGTCTTGATGAGAATAGCATGGCTATCGCTAGTCTCATCGCCGTTCAATGATTTGATATATTTTAGACAGTACGTTCGTGAAAAGTATGCGGGTGATGACAACTTCCTGGCAGTTTCACGAGGGTTCGTCGAGCAATTTAATAACATCACGATAGCAAAGTTGTTTTTGGAACACCAACAAAAATACACCCCGGCATCGAAGTCCGGAGAGTTGCTTCCGTATCAAAAGATTGAGTCTTGTACTTTCCTCAAAACAAAGACGGGATATAGGTATGATCGTTTTGTACCTCTATTTGATATGGACGCAAACTTAGACACAATGAATTGGATAAGAAAGTGTGATGATCACCATGCTGCAACTGAAGATAATATTAACGATGTTCTACGAAATCTTTTCTTTTATGGGGAAGATGTTTTTAAATCATATAGAGCAAAAGTGTTACAGCATGGAACGTACAACTTGATATCATACTATCCTCTTAAGATGGCATATTTAGGATTTGGCTTTATTAGTGATCCACACGGTAGTTTTGGTTATACTCGAACCGTTGTGAGCAATCCTCTTGCCTTCAAAAAGGCATTAGAGAAGGCGATTGATTTCTCAACTCAGTACAACAATCTTAAGGTTGCAGTAGTTACGGAAATGGGTCGTCACGACAACATGAATACAGATAAACAAATTAAATGTTTGGAGAATGAGGTGACGCAGGCAAATTACTCAATCCAATTACAAGTTGCTAGGATTGATAAACTTAAGAAAGAACTACAAACGCTGCGTGAAAAACACTTGGAATCAGCTTCACGTATCAAGTGTATTGAAAATGAGGTGAAGCAAGCGGAACATTCAGTCGATTTACAGATTAAAAGGTGTGAAGTGCTTAGAAAAGATTTGGCAGCTCTTCGGCAAGAACAGAAGTGCTTAAAATGCAATTATTGTGATTTGGATATGTGCACGAGCGATGATATGCTGAGACATCTGAACAGCCAAGAACATGCGGCTAAGGTTGGTGCCACCAAAATTCGTGCTAACCCTGAGTCAGGTCCGTCTCATAAATCAGTGGACGGTATGACTGTCGAACAGCCGGAAGAAGATGTTGCGGTTGCTGTCAACGTAGAGGGCACACAGTCTTCTATAGATGACGCAACGCCACAGATAACAACTAATGTCGGTGTCACGTTATCAGAACAGCAACAGACGGTCGTGAGAAAAGCCGCAGATGGAGCCATCAAGCCAAGTATGTCTCGTGCCCAAGCCCATTTAAATGAGATTGACTGGGATCTTCAGAAAATGCTACTACGTGAAAATCTAGTGGGAGCATTTCCTTGGTCCTTGACTGATGCAGTTGGAACAGAATTGCCTATTGTGGGAGGCATCTCGATGTTAGATGTGCCCTCAGACTTGCTGCAAAACGCGCTAGTATCTGCACCATTTATACGATTCCAATGGTGGAGATGTGAAAAGATCAAAGTTCGCTTTCAGCTAGTGGCTTCTCGATTCCATCAGGGACGCCTCGGCATTTACTACTTACCCACAATGATACCTCGCAATAATATTGTAGCTGGACAGAAGTTTACACCGACTAGATGGACGCAGTTACAACATGCGTTCTTAGATCCCGCTAACGGTACTATTATTGATATGGAAATTCCCTTTCGTTATCATAAAGGGTGGATTGATTTGGTTTTTGGAGACGCTTTAGGCCAATTACATTGTCAAGTGCTTAATCCTTTGCAAGCTGCAACGGGAGCGTCAAATAGCGTTGAGGTTAAAGTTTACGTTTCATTTGAAGGCTCTCACTTTCGGGTGCCAAGACCATCTAATGGCACTTTTAAGGATGCATTGGAGAAAGAGGCTAACACGTTAGGGTACACTCTTGTTAGGGCACGTAAAGAAGCAGGTGTCTTTCAAGGGATAGGTGGAGGTATTGGTAAGGAACTTGATAAGATTGTTGAGAGCGTTTTACCTGCAGAAGTTACTGGAGCTGTGGCAGGTATTTTAATGGATAAGCCTGCGGTGACCGAATATCCACCGCCATTGACCACGAAAGATGCTCAGTATATGTCGGCTTCTAGAGGTATTGAGAACTTGGAAAGAATGACTTTAGAACCGTCTGCGCAATATATAACGACTGATCAGTTTGGGGATACTGTCGATGAGACTGACTTGAAATATTTGCTTAAGAAGCCAGTTTACCTAACAACTGTAAACTGGTCGGCTACTCAGAATGTTGGAGATATTTTATATTCAACCATTGTATCTCCAGCCCACCTGATAGCTGGTAAAGTTCCAGTAGCTGGCACGTATTTTGAACCAACGCCTATAGGATTTTTGTCGAATATGTTTACGTATTGGAGAGGTGGTATCAACTTTTTCTTTCAAATAGTAGGTACCACGTTTCATGAGGGAAGATTGGATTTTTGTAATCACCCAGCAACTACAACCGTGCCGGCTGATTATGTCACTGCGATGTCACAATACGTTAATTCTCAGACTGTAAGGAACACAAATAACACCATTGAAGTCAAGGTTCCATTTCATTCGGATATACCTTGGAAGAGAGTTTGGAATGGAGAACGATTGAGTGATACATTGACTGATAATGCTTTTAGGTCAATGGATTTTGTTACAGGCATTTTTGATGTACGCATATCAGTACCTCTGAAATCACCCAATAATGTGGCCAATAATGTTGACATTAACATCTTTGTGTGTGGAGCGGATGATTTTGAATTGCACACATTGTCAATAATTGGTGGCATATATGACCTGCAACAATTTAGTAGGAAGAAGAAACAGAAAGCTGCTTTAGAATCGGGAAGAACTAAAGCAACCAAGTCAGCTGGTAATAATAATGACTTGAACTTGGATGACAAAACAGATAATAATGTAGTGTCACTTGGGATAGGTGATGTGTTAACTTACGATCCGAAGATACATCACTTTGGTGAAACTTACTCAAATCTTCGTGAGATGTGCAAGCGCTACCAGACTGTTAGTACTGCCGCCGGAACATTAGGTGTCGGTAATAACTCAGTCCGATTTTATTTTTACGGACAAGTAATAGGTGGCATTATGTCGGTGTTGTTTTCGTCTTACCGACTATTTCGAGGCCCTATGAATTTTAAGATACAGACGTTTGCCAAATCGTCTAATGGCGCAAATAACTATGCGACTAAGATAACCGGATTTTGTACGAATAACCCCCAACCGACTCTGTCAACTGGAAGTGCGGCGAGTGGAACAGTGGCGATCGGCTATGCAAATAGACCTGCATCGTACTTATTACCCCCCATAGTACGTTTTTCAGATTCACAAGTTGGAGAGTTTCAAATACCATTTCAGAGTATCTATCACTCGTTATTGAACTATCAGACTTTTGACGATGTCCCAGATTATTTTTCTAATGCCTTTAGTCAGTGGGATATCATCTGCAACCTTTTTAACGGTTTTACAGATGACACGACAATAAGAACATACACGACATTAGCAACTGCGTTTGCAGATGAGACACGAGTAGGAGTATTCATTGGTTTTCCTCCAATAACTAAGAAGACCACGATATTCTTCCCAAACCCTGGCTCGTAAGTGCCATATTTATACTTACGCATTTATACTGTTTTACATTGTTTGATAAATAATGTAAAACATTTTAGAAACTATTTATATTT